CTTAAACTATCACCAACAATACTAACTTGATTGGGAATATCAATTGGATTATTTTCTACATAAGATCCAGCACTAACTCTAATAACGGAACCTGCTGTTGAGATTGCAACTGCTCCTGCAATGGTTGCTTTTGCGTCTCCGAGTTTGAGTCCTGTGTTTGTATCGTTTCCGTCTCTTGTGACATAGATGACATTTGTAACTGTTGCTCCTGCACCGATGCGAATAATATCTGTGCCGATTCCAGGACGTTCTCTTTTCGCAGTCAGCTCACCATCATAAGTGTTGTAGGCTAATTCTGCATTTAATAATTGATCTACTGTAGGTCTTTTACCAGGAACAGCAGAGCGTTTAATCCTGATCGGAGTTGACATTTATTACATTCGGTATATACCACAAAAACAGTATTTACTGCCTTTGATTTATTTATTCAAGTAACATTATTACGTCTTGGGCGATAAGCATAAAGATTTGTTGGAGGATCTGGTTTCATCCATTCCTCTATCTTATCAAATCTTTCTTCACTATAAAAATCTTGTTGAACATACCATAGTTTCCAGTGCTCATGACCCTTTGACTGGTTACAATCGTGGCAGCAGCATACTACGTTTTTTGTAACATCTAATCCACCTTTACATTGTGGAATCACATGGTCGATTGTGAGATTCTCTTCCGATCCACAATAGGCACATTGATGTCCCCATTCCTCTTTTATGTTTTGCCTCCACATTCGTTTTGCCTCCCCAGAACTTGTTGTATGTAAATTAAACAAGTATTCTTTTGGAGAATGTAGAGGTCCCATAAGTTACTGCGACTTACATTTATTTATTGTGCTTCTTCTTACAAGCACTCCTTGCCCAAGCACGACTTAGACTATTCACATAAGAGCAAGATTTTTTAGATTCCCCACAGTATGGACATTTTTCATCTGGGGGATCTTTAAGATAACCCTCAGGTGTATACATTTTTTTCTTTTTAAGATTCTCTAATTGTTTATATTTACGGTGGTTCATACAACCACAGGTTCTCCTTGACCTTGTGGAATGCATAAGTCTTGTACTGCAGGTAATCCAATTTGACCTGGTAGTTGTTTATCAGTGGTTGAAGAAATATCAATCACCTGATCCAGAATAAATCGTTGACGACTATAAGATCTTTTATCGGGTTCAAACGCAACCATCATAATCGCATCATTAATGTCTCCACAATGAGCGATAATCCTTCCTGTCTTATTTTCCGTTACGATCCAGTATTCGTTCATCATTTAATTGCTTTTCCACATTATAGGATGGTTCTGGTTTTCTGTAAAGACCTGGCCAAGTATCTCTAATAATTTCTGCGAGTTTATAAGAAGTTTCTGAAGTGATCATTTTATCTAACGCGGTGTCCTCCAAACATAAACCTCATTCCGTTCAAGATTTTTGCTCCGAACGATCCGAGATTGCGTGAGTTAAATCTTTCAAATAAGGCAGTAGTAATGACAGGAGCGGGAACCCCCAGATCCACAGCGGCAGAAACAGTCCAACGACCCTCACCGCTGTCGGATACACCTCCAGAGAACTGTTTAAGGCTACCATCCCTGCGTAACACATCAGCAGTAAGATCGAGTAACCAAGACCCAACCACGCTACCACGACGCCATAACTCAGCAACCTCAGCAACGTCAATATCATAGCAATAGGATTCTGGATCTGCCATTGGGGCAACCTCTGCGTCACCTTCTCTAACATACTGAGCACCTGCATTAGCGTTCTTAATAATGTTAAATCCTTCTGCGTATGCCTGCATAATACCATACTCAATACCATTATGCACCATCTTTACAAAGTGTCCTGCACCTGGACCACCACAATGAAGCCAACCATGTTCCGCAGAAGTTATGTCCGAGTCAAATTGAGTCCTGGGGGCAGCGTCAATTCCTGGGGAGAGTGCATTAAAAATGCGCGAACAAGTGGCGACTGCAGTATCTCCACCTCCAACCATAAGACAGTATCCACGATCCAAACCGTAAACACCACCACTAGTGCCGCAATCAATATACTGGATGCCCTGCTTTGCAAGTCGTTCTGCCCGTTTCCGACTGTCCTTAAAATTGCTATTGCCATGATCAATAATAATATCTCCTTCACCACAATATCGTAGTAACTCATTAATCGTCTCCTCTACTGTTTCGGCAGGAACTACCATCATGAAGATGCCTGGTCCGTATTTGTCTGATACTCCACTCTGAGTATGTTTTACTACTTGAGCAAGGCTTTGTATAGAAGTTGTAACACCATTAACATATCCGTTTTCGTATGCTTCTTGCGCCTTTTCATAGTTCCTACGATAACCCCAAACTTCTATACCCGCCTTCATCATTCGGCGAGACATACCTTCCCCCATTCTCCCTAAACCAATTAATCCTACTCTCATTTTTCCCAATCCTCGTAAATTTTTCTAAAATACATATCCACTTTTGTTAAACTATCCAAGTGAATATCACAAACATAATTATGATCATCACACCATTGCAGTGCAATCTCATGAAACTTTTCTTCACTTATAACTCTCTTAACACCATACAATCTAGAAAATGATGACATCACAAAATGCCAACACTGTTCTTCAGATTTCATCTTTCTTATCTAGAACAGATTCCCAATCCTTCTGAAAGAGTTCTAAACCTTTATCAGTCATAATGTTCTTATACATTGCCCAGAATACAACTGGAGGAATTGTAACTACATCAGCACCACAAAGAGCAGATTGTTCTACCTGTCTTACATCACGAAGAGATGCTGCAAGAATTTGTGTGGATGTTCCTGAGTAATCAAATGCCTTACGAATGTTTTTGATAAGTTCAATTCCATCTACAGAATTGTCCATCCAACGACCAACGAAAGGTGAGATGAATGTTGCTCCTGCTTTAGATGCAAGAATTGCCTGAGCGACTGAGAACACAAGAGTTACATTAACTTGAATTCCTTTATCAGAAAGAAACTTACAAGTCTTAAGTCCTTCTACAGTACAAGGAACTTTAATGGTAACTGCAGGGGCAATTGAATAAAATTGTTGTGCCTGTGAAAGCATTTCTTCGACAGTATCTGCAACCACCTCAGCAGAAATGCTTTCTAGGTTTGAAAAAGAATTTGATATTTCCTCAATAACTTCTTGAAGTTGCCTACCACTCTTAAGAATTAAAGTTGGATTTGTAGTAACTCCATCTAATAGTCCAGTCTCATATGCTGGACTAATCATTGAAACATCTGCTGTGTCTAAAAAGATCTTCATATAAAAGTAAGAACTCATAAGTAATTATACTGAGTTCTTATTAGTGTGTCAGATTTTGTTATGAATTGAAGATATTATAGGTCTTGTGCTACGGATAATATAAACATAATAACACCAAAGAGTTGAAAGAGAAGAAGGATTAGAAGAAAAGCCATAAAAAAAGGAGTTCTTATGGAACTCCATTATTTATTTTTAAGTTTGTCCTTGTGAATAGACGGGTTGTAAAATACCACCATCTTGATCATCATCATTATCGTGATCCTCATTGAGAATAACGATTAAGGCAAATACGAACAGAACCAAGTATAGAATATACTGTGTGGTCATAATGGGTTTCCTTTTTGTGAATAAGATTTAAGATTTTCTACTAATATTTGAAGTTCTTGTAGGGAAGCATCGTTTTTTAGAGTGTTTGCTCTATTGCTTATGACCCACACATTACCTTTTATGTATCCTTTTTCTGGAATAATTTTATCTAGTGAAGGATTGTTTGGAGAGTTTCTAACTTCCGTGCTTTCAATTTCTATACCAAGCAATGGACATCTTTCTGGAATAATAATATCATCAAGTTCAATATTGAAGGGCAGATTGTTTTTCTTTGCCCTACTCTTTGCCCTTGCATACATCTTATATTCAGTTGTTTTTGATATTGCGTTGGGGTCAAATCTTGATTTATTAAATTCTATCGATCTCTCTTTGCGAATACATCCACAAGATTGTATTTTTCCAGAAACTATGTCATGTCTTCTAGTTTTTGTAGTTCTGCCGCCACAAGAACAAGAGCACTCACAAGCAACATATTTTTTACAGGAAGATTGATATTCTCGTAGAATAGTTAATCTTCCATATGTTTTACCTACTAAACTCTCTTTTGGTCCGTGTTTCATAATACCTTCATTTACTATTATTATTTATAAAAATATTTATCTCAACGAAGGTATTATAACATAAAAAAGACCCCGAAGGGTCTTGTGCGTTTCCGCAGGGTATTATATTTTAATCACAAGGCGTTTCCCCGGGGCAATACTTCCTCTGGCAGCACAAAATTTTCGTGTGGTTGGTCAACAGGTGCCATCCAAGCACGTAAGCCTTCGTTTAAAAGCACGTTCTTTGTATAGAAAGTTTCGTAACTTGGATCTTCAGCGGCACGAATCTCCTGACTTACAAAGTCGTAAGCTCTAAGGTTAAGAGCAAGACCAATAATACCGATAGAAGAAGTCCAGAGACCCATAACGGGAACGAAAAGCATGAAGAAATGAAGCCAACGCTTATTACTGAAAGCAATACCAAAAATTTGCGACCAGAATCTGTTAGCAGTAACCATTGAGTAAGTCTCTTCCTCTTGCGTAGGTTCAAATGCTTTGAATGTATTTGCTTGCCCACTGTCTTCAAATAGAGTGTTTTCTACAGTTGCTCCATGAATTGCACAGAGTAGTGCTCCTCCCAGTATACCAGCAACTCCCATCATATGGAAGGGGTTAAGGGTCCAGTTATGGAAACCCTGAAGAAACAGTAGGAACCTGAAGATTGCGGCAACACCAAAGGATGGTGCAAAGAACCAACTGGATTGACCCAGTGGATACATCAAGAACACTGAAACAAATACAGCAATAGGACCAGAAAAAGCAATAGCATTATAAGGACGGATGCCCACCAGGCGAGCAATCTCAAACTGACGAAGCATAAACCCTATTAGGGAAAATGCACCGTGGAGAGCAACAAAGGTCCAAAGCCCTCCAAGTTGGAACCACCTGACGATATCCCCTTGAGCCTCAGGACCCCAGAGCAGAAGAAGAGAATGACCCATAGCATCTGCTGGGGTGCTTACCGCAGCGGTCAACGCATTACAACCTTCTAGAAATGAGGATGCTAAACCGTGTGTATAAAAACTCGTGACGAATGTAATTCCAGTAAACCATCCACCTAATGCTAGGTAAGCACAAGGCATAAAAAGTAAACCACTCCATCCAATAAACACAAACCTATCCCTTTTCAACCAATCATCAAGTAAATCAAACCAACTTCGTTGTTGGTTTGGCAATGAAAGTGATGAAGATACCATCAATCCTCCTTTTAGTATTTCTCATATTTAGTTTACAATACTTAACAAAATAGGTCAATAGAGATTTCTACTTACCGTATCTTTTATCAATAGGTTTGTTAGGGTCAAGTCCCTTTGCCTCTCTATATTTCCTCCATCTCTCTTTTGTTGCTTCACTTCTTCTCTCTCTTTCTTCTTCACTAATATTTGGATTTTTAGAAGCATTCTTATTACCTTTACCTGCCTCACTCAACTTTTGTTTTGTTTCTTCACTCAACTTTTTACCAACCATACGAGTATTACCTTCTAAACTCTTTGAGATTTTTGCCTTATGCTCCTCACTCAACTTCATACCAGTTCTAAACTGTCTCAACTTTTCTTTACTCTCTTCTGTATGCTTCAACTTACCTTTATGTGATTGACTGATTTTTTGTTTTGTTTCTTCTGTATGAACTCTTCCAGTTGGGTCCATCAGCAACCTTACAATCTCTTCTTTACCAATAGTTCCTTCTAAACCTTTCCAAGCACAATAATCTTTGATATTACCATATTGCTCCCACAACTTTCTGTGTGCCTCTGCGTGTTCTTCCACAGTCAGTTCAATAAGATTTGATGAGTCGTCAGTTCCACCCATATGTCTTGGAACAATATGATGTTTATGTTTCATTCTTACTGTTGCTGTCTCTACTACATTATTATTTATAAAAAAAGAGACCTTCACAGGTCTCCTCCGTATTATATCACATTATAATCAACCAATAATACTCTCTCTCCACTCTTCACTCATATTCACCATAATTGCTTCTGCTGCTTCTGGTGTTTCGGCATATCCTTCATCAAGTAAATGTGAAAGAATGATGTCGTAAATATCTACTTGTTCTTTTTGAGTTCTTTTCATATTTCTTTCACTTTTAGTCATTTTTCCAGACATACTACCAAAATTTGTAGTACCTAACATTCCATATTTTTGATTACCGAAAAATGAGGGATTTTGTTTTGCTTTTCTTACTGTTGGTTTTTCCTGCCCCACTTTTTCAGGATTTCTTTTTGGCATTAATTTTTTTCTTCTTCCGTGAACATCATATTCTTTATCATTAGTTCCTTCACCAATAACAACTTCCATATATGCTTCTTGAAGATTGCGAAGTTCTTGTGCGTCCATAGTACAAATACCTTTTAAGTATTTATATTTTTATATTTTTATCATTCATAAATCATCCCAACAGTCAGTAAGACAAAGCAAAGTATTGTGAATATCATAAGTCCTATGCCTGCCCAGATTATCCAGTTAGGCATAGGTTCGTTTTGGGTATTATGACTCATATTATTGGTGTTTTTGTTTTCTATATTTCCAATTTTGATTTCCCTTTTTTGCTTCACTTAATTTTTTTCTAGTTTCTTCTGATGGTGTTTTGCCTTTATGTGCTTCACTCATTTTTATTTTGGTTTCATCGGATAATTTTTTACCTTTCATATTCTGATTACCTTTTTGTGCTTCGCCAACTTTTTGTTTAGTTTCATCCGAAAGTTTTCTACCAACATTCCAAGTATTTCCCATCATTTTCTGTCTTATTTTATCTTTATGTTCCTCCGATAATTTCATTCCTTTTCTTTTTTCACTTATTTTTTGTTTTTGTTCTTCAGTCATTTCTTTACCATAGTTGGGATTTTTTTCACCAACTCTCATTTCACTTAATTTTTTTCGTGTCTCTTCACTTACCAAAACACCAGAAGCACCTT